GTCATCCTGAACGACGAGGTCGAGCATGAGGTGCCGGCCCTTGGCTTGGCTGTTCGGATGCTTGGCCTTCCACTCCGGATCCGACGGATCGCCGTACTCGAACTTCGCGAGCCGGTACTTGTACGTGCCCTCGGGGATGGGTTCACTGGTGCTCATGTCCTTTACGGTGTATCCCTCGAATCTCATGATCTGTCTCCTTGCTGCGTTGCGCAGCCCGATGTTTCTCTAGTTCTGCGCCGATGACCAACGCGACGACGATCGCTGGTATCGCGATGAATGGCGATACCAGGAGTATAACGGCGAAGCCGTTAACGCCGAGAAAGGTTAACCACGCTTGGCTCCTTCGGGGGTTTAGCATCTAATGCCTCTGCTGCGCTCCTATCTCCCAACATCGCCTTGATTAGGAGGGTGAGGTCGGGCTTACAGTAACGGGGAATGGCGATATCGCCTGGGCTGCGCACGCCTGCGATAGCACCATGTTCGGGTTGCGTGACTAGAACGCGAAGACCGTTCTTGACGATGAGGCGGACGGTGGCGTCAGGATCACCCGGCAGTTCTTTGTACAGTTTGCTGCCAGGTAGCTCGACGCAAGGGAAGGAGGATTTGTCATCACCTTCTCCCTCCTCCGCGACACCTTCGCGGCAGATGAGGATAATGTGTGCCCGCAGGGCCATGAATTTTTTCATGGCCTGTCGACCTTTTTCCGCGACGTAGGCGTACGGGCGGCGAGGGTCCCATCCTGGTTCGGACATACCGACTTCTTTCCGACCCAGTTTTTTCAGGGCGAGGTCCAACCAGAAGCGGCCGCAACCGCTGAACGAGTCGACGATGAGGGACTGGTACTCCTCACCGTTATACTGCAGGATGTTGGGGACTTTGTTCAGTTCGGCGATTACGAGTTCTGTTTCCTCCCAGTCCCGTGTGACGATGTACGGCAGGTCGAGGTCGCGGACGGATTGCAGGCCGTGTGTGTCGCCTGTTTCGTTCGCGAGGATGAGCGGCTTGGGCGCCGTACGGCCGGCGACCTGAGTTTTACCCAGCTTGGCTTTCGCGTAGAGGAGGATCGTCGCGAATTTGTTGCTAAGTTGGGAAGTTCTGTTTACCGATGGTAGCGGCATCGGCCATCCTTTCTGGGTATGTGCGGTATGCGATTCTATCGCCGACGACAACGAAGGTGAGGATAGGCTTCCACATCGACTCGCCAACACGGCGCAGTTCGACGTGAATTAGGTTGTCTAGGTGGTGCGGGCGAAGTCGAACTTCGCCCCACTTACCTAAACCTTCGAACACGTCTAGCGATAGGGGTTCGGAGGGCTTAGGCACTCTCTTCGCCCTCTTCGAGAACGTCGTCGTCGTCCTCATCGCCAAGAATCTCCTGCGCTACGTCCCCGAAGTGGTCGACGAGGTTGTTTTCGTCGTCCTCCGTCAGCTCACGGTTTGTATCGACGATACCGTCGACGATGCCATTCAGCTGTGTTTTGAACTCTTCACGACTACTCATGTTCTGCCTCCTGTTCGATGATTGCGAGAACGTCGGCTTGATGTACGGAAAGGAACTCCACCTCCTTTCGTGAGGGTGAGTGGTAAACGCGAAAGGGACGCGACGCCCAACGATTGAATACGACCCGTTTGCCACTGAGAGAGCCTTCGGCCCAAGGCGGAGCCATGTAGTGCGTGTGGCAGAAGCCGGTTTGGGGTTTCTCACCGAGGCGGTTGGGGTAGAGAATGCCTCCCTTCGACTGTTTAATGTCTGGGTCCGGTGAGATGAGGCAGTGGCCGTATAGAGGACTGATACGCATACTACAACTCTTTAACGCTTTAACGCCCCATGTCGATCGTCTCGAGCGGACGTTGCGTTGGGTCGTCGACGTAATCGAGGCTTCGCTTTTTGTACAGGGCGCGGCGGGTGCTGTTGTCCTGCATACAGAGTTCGCGGTACGCACAGGCGCTGTAACGGAAGCATTCATCGGTGTTCTTGTAGAAGACGATTTTAGGGTCCTCGCCGCAGGTGACTCGTGCTTTGCGCCATTTGATCTCGTTCGCGATCTCGATGAACTCCTGTTCGAACTCTACTAGTTCGGCGTCGCTACGCGTTTTGATGTCGCGCGTGTACTGAGGGACTTGCGTTTTAACGAGGACGTCGACGATGACGCCCGCGACACGCTGTTTGAGTAGGCGGGTTATGCCGTAGGCGTAAGCGCTGAATTGCAGTGCCATCTCGTACTTCAATAGGTCCCGTAGGTCAAGCCGGCCCGCGGTTTTGTGATCGACGATCCAGAGTCGGTTGTTCCACGCGGCTAGTTTGTCTGTGCGGAACACGAGGAAGACGAGTGAATCAGGCGGGCCTACGTTAACACAGCCTTTTGTCTCTTGCGCTAGGGGTACCCATTGCGTTTTGCCTTCGTATTCCAGCTGGTACCCACGTAGGAGGTGTTCTACTGTGTGGAGGTGAGCTGTGAGGTCTTCCTCATCGCCCGGCATGGTTTGCTTAGGCATGAGGCTGCGGAGCTTGTTCTGGCTGCGCAGTACTGCTTCGTCGATGCCTGCGCCTGAGCCTAGGAGGGCCAGGCCCAAGTGTGTAGCGGTGCCTACGTCGAGGGCCCACTTCGGCCGGTCAAGCTCGAGGCGTTCCATGTCCCACCACATGTACTTACGATGGCAGTTCAGGAACAGTTGAGCTCTAGACTGATTCAGGTAAATCGGGTCGTGCCGTAGGCTCTGCAGTATTAGCTGCTGCGTCTCCGGCGCCTGCGTCCAAAACGTTTCCTGCTGTTCCATTTGCTGTGTCCTCGGCAGGCAAAGCCTGCAGTGGGAGTGGTTGAGCTTCGGGCGAGGTGCAACCTTCGCTGTCAACGCGAGTTGGTGGTGAGGCTGCTATGTCGTTACCGAAGAGGAATGCCGCGGCTAGGGCGCAGTTCCCATCAGACGGACGGATAAAACCCTCAAACGCGCCGCCGTATCCACCGCCATATTTGCCGCTGCTCCTAAGGCTTGCCCGTACTCGAAGCATTCCTCCGGCGAGGCGGACTGTAAGCCATCCTCCACCAGTGATTCCATAACTTCGGATAGTCCTTTCGCTATGTCGTACGTTAATACCGAGGTCCGCAATATCTGGCCACAGCTCTCGCGAAGTAGGGAGTGGAGGGTCGTCGACGTCGGGTTCCAACTGCTGGTCGATGGCTGTGAGGCCGATCGCGATTGCTTGTGCTCTAGCAGGTTCGATATTGGCTTCGGTGACGAGGAATTCGGTGTATCGTTGTCGTTGTCCATAGTCCGTCCATTTACACGCAAGGCTGCGGAGATATGTGTCGCAGTCGGATTGTGACCAGGCCATTGGAAGGGTTCTGAAGCCCCACTGACGGAAGGGTCCGGTTTGCGTTGGCGGTGAGGCGACAAGGCCGAGGCAAGCGGTGTCGTCGTCGTAGCTGTGGCTGCGCAGGTACATATTTTCGCGGGGCGAGGTCCAGATGTCGTGCCGCGACTCTATGTGGTCGATGAGTTGTTCGGCTTCCCACCAGAGTAGCATCAGACTCATTTTGCCGCCTGCGGCGTAGCCGCCGCCGCAGGCCCGTATTGGGTTGGGTCATGTAGGCCGGCTAGTGTAAAGGCTTCGTGTCGCTCGACGCAGGTGCCACAGAGGCCACAGTGAAGCGGTTGGCCTTCGTAGCAGCTGTAGGTTAGGTGGAATGGTACATCTAACTGGTGACCGAGGGCTACGATGTCTGCCTTAGTTTTACGTAGGAACGGCGTTTCGAGGTAGATGGGGCTGAAGTGACAGATGTGGAGGAGCTCGGCCATCTTCCAGGCGAATTGGGGACGACAGTCTGGGTAGATAGCGTGATCGCCGGCGTGAGCAGCGTAGGCGATGTGATCGTAGCCAAGGCTAATTGCACGCGCAGCGGCTAGAGAGAGGAGGAGCATATTACGGTTCGGGACTACGGTAACTTGCATCGACTCGTCCATGTAGTGTCCGTGTGGCACCGCGACAGAGTAGTTCGTTTGGCTACTTTCTGCGTTGTGGAATATACTCGGGTCGATGTGCGTTTGGTATAGCGGGACGCCAAAGGCTTGGGCGATGTCTGATGCAGCCTTTAGCTCGCGCGTGTGGCGTTGACCGTAGGCCACCGCGAGTGCTTCGATGGGATTGCCTACCTCCTTTCGGAGGAGGTAGGCAAGTAGGGTGCTCGAGTCGAGACCGCCCGAGAGCAACGCGACGAAGCCTCGCTTCATCATTCTATGTCTCCAGAGGCGAGTGCGTATTCGAACGTCTGCTGGTCGGTGGGGCGGTCCGACAGTTCGGAGATGAGGTTATCGAACAGGCGCAGCACTTCCTCCTTGGTGCGTTCGCGCGAGTCGTTCCAACCTGGTATGCTGTGCACGCCTAGCATTTTGCACATGTACTGGAAGACTTTCTTCTCACGCGGCTGGCTGAGGTTCAGCGCCATCGTCTCGACCATGCTCCGTCGTTCGTGTGGCGTGAGGTTGTTCAGCTGCTCGCAGATGAGGGGTTCCATGTTCAGCTCGTTCGCGATCGCGAGACGCATGCTTTGTTGGATGGCGCCCTCGGTGCACACGAAGTCGATCGACTCGCCGTCGCGCCAGCCCTTACGGTGCCAGGTGCCTTGGGTCCATCCACGATCGATCATGTCGCGGGCGATCATCGCGACGCTGAGTAAGTTCAGTTTAGCCACGTTCTGTGTCTCCTGTAAGGTTGAGCTTGCGTCTGACGTGAAGTGTGAAGCATGTTCATGTTCGCATTAGGTTTAGTCGCGGAGGGAGCCTTGGAGCTCCCTCCACGTATTAAGCTGTAGCTTGTTTGAACGCGTTGAGGAAGTGCCAATTTTCCAAGACTTGGCCCTTCCTGTAGGTTGATAGAAGTCTCGGGTAGATCAGTTCGAACAGTTTGGAACAGTTCTCCTTTCCTGTGTGTACTCCTCTCCCGCTGTTCTCCTGAACTAGGAGTAGGAGTTCCTTATCCCGTTGGCTGATAGAGAGGGTAGGGCAGTAGTTGTTATCGTAGAAGCTGCCTTCCCCCTCTATGAAACCTACGACCCAGTCGAGAGAAGGCTTCACGCTGACGCCTGTTCCGTTGACGCGGCGAGACGTGCTTTCGCGGCGGCAACGAGTTCATCATGGATGCCCAATTCTTTCGCGCGGGCGATGAGCTGCTTCTGCAGTTCGTTGCGCTTGGTGCGGTAGGCCTTTTGCTTTTCCTTGACCTCCGGCCGCGACATGTACTCCTTGCGCTTGCTCTGCAGGACGCTGTACTTCTCCGGGTCCAGCTTGATCTGCTCGTTGCGCTTCTTCTGGTACGCGAGCCGCTTCTCCTTCATCTCGGGCTTCGCGTTGTATTCGAGCTGCTTGGCCTTACGCTTGTGCCGCTCCTCCTGCGCCTTGAGGAACTCGGCGCGGAGTTCGTCTTCCGACATGCTTTCCACTTGCTTCGCGATCTCGTCGAGGATGCCTGCCATGTTTACCGCCTCCTTAAAGCGGTGTACGAAATGTGACCGAACGAAATGTGACCGAACGCGTGTGTGACTCCGAAGGATGCCTTCATTTGATCTTCGAGAGTATTATACCACAAATCGTAACGCTTTACAACTTTTGATATCAACCGCCTCCTTCTGGGATGTAAGCATGTTTGTAGATCAGGTCGAGTTGATGCGCCTCCCTACACGATAGTGTGGCGCAGCACGGTTTGAACAGCAGGCCGAGTTTGGCGTACGGCTGCGGGTAGTTGAGACGACGCAGCCGGCGGTAGAGGGCGTAGTTAGGGTTCGGTGTGCTGTACTGTGCCTCGGCGCTGCAGAGCCGGAGTGTGAGTTGGGAGATGTTTGTGTTCCCACAGAGATAGCAGCGTGCACCTCCGGTGCCTCCGTAATGGAGGAGGCACTCTAGCTTGGACTTATAGTGTGACAGTTCGACAGCAAAGTTAGTCACGGTCGTCGTCCTCGGCTTCGCTGTTGAGGAATTCGGTGAGAGAGGTGGTCTCGTCGATGCACGCGGTTTTGCAGGTCTCGCAGGTGATGTCTTCGGGCGAAGCCCGGATGTCCTGCAGCCGAGTGTAAACGCGGCAGGCGGTATAAATTTCACCGAAGCGGGTGGGGTGTTCACCGGCGAGGGCGTAGTGGGTCATTTCCTTAGCCTCCACTTCTGTTCGGTGGCCTCGTTGTGGTAACGGCACTGACCGACGGGCACGTCGAGGTTTTGACGGCCAGATTTGAACGTATGGGCGACGCTACCGCGAAGAGGAGGCAGTGTGCGTACACGTTTGATGCGGTTGCAGATGCTGCAGTAGAAACGTTTCACTTTGTTTTGTCCTCGATAACGGGATAAGCGTGCACGCTCTGCATCTCGAAGGCGTCAGCTTCAAGTGCTTTGTTTACGATACGTTGTACGGCTTCTGTGGGGGAGCACGACAGTTCTACGCAGGCGTGGGCGAGCGCCGCGAGTTGCGGGAGGGTGAGGGTAAGCTTAACCGTGACGAGGTGTGGTGTGGAGCGGATGACTTCGTCCAGGGCGAGAGGGCCGTTGCTTTCGGCTACTGCTGGTGATGTGACTGTAGAAGCCGTAGTTTCAGCCCGCTTATCGGCCCAGTACTTCTTCATTCGGATACTCATTGCTTTACGTGCGGAGGGTGTCATGACTGCTTCCTTTCCTTTGCGACGAGGGATTTGTGGATATTCGTATGAGGGTTCCCAAATGATTTTTTCCCAGTTGGATTGGTTGTCGCTGCGGTCGATGGTGATCAGGCTGCAGTTTGTAGGACGGTTGTGGCGCAGAGCGAGAGGGAACGCCTCCTCTATACTGCGGAGGCGGACGGAGCGGAGTTCGCTGTGACCGGAGCCGTCGCTTTGCCAGTAGTGGAGGATGTACGACATACTACTCATAGTCCTTGAGACATTCTTCGTCTGCGTCGCGTAGGTCGGTTTGTGTCGCGAGTTCGCACAGCGAAGTGTGCAGTGCGGAGCCTATGATCTGCAGGGCAAGGGTTTTCGACATTTTGCCGTAGAGGTATGTTTGGATGATGTTTTGGAACTCCCGGATTTCGATACTTCCGACAGGTTCGCGCCATGTCCATGTGACGACAGTAGTGGGGTCGCTACCGGGCGTTGTGTACTCCGAACGGGTGAAGCCGTACAGATTCATTTTACTTCAGTCCTTTCTGCGCGGAACGCGCGCGTTTTGCGTACCACGTAGTGGCGCATTCGAGGCAGAGGCCCCCGGCGTAGCCGGTTGCTCGAGGTCGTTCTGGATGACAACGCGCAAGAAGGCCGTCGGTCCGTTCAAAAGTGTCCGCTGGTCCTTCTTTGATGCAGAGCGAAAGGTTGCGCAGTTCTTGATCAGCCTGATCGCGTTTCTCCTCGTTAAGCCGGCCGCGAAGCGGCAGTTGAGCGTGAGCTCCTCGACGGCTGTAACGCAGGATAGTAGCCACCGCGAGTTGGTTTTGTGTGTACAGTTCTGGTGCGGTTTTGTGGTGCCAGAGCATGACGCCTTTCGTGCGTTCGACATCGCCTTCGGCAAGTACACACTCCTTGCAGAGTTGTTCGTCCGGTAGAGCGAGGATGCGTGCGGGAGGGATTTCGTTCCCGCACTTGATACAGTGGCGCATGTTACGCCTCTATCTCGTCTACCGAAGCCGGTTGTTCGTAGATCGAGATGTACGTAAAGTTCAGGTGTGAGGCTTGTTGACGGAGGCGAACTTCGGCGAGGTGCGCCTCCGCTTGTGACGCGAAGCTGAATTGCATGTCGCGGTGACCGAAACCCGTGCCGGTACTGATCTCGGTGCCCGGCCAGCAGAGGTTTCGGCACAGTGTGTTGATGTGGAGCCATTCCTCCATGTCGAAACCCTGGCTGAAGTCACCGCGAAGCGGTACGGCGAGGTCGAGGATCCACTGTGTCTTCATGTTGTGTTGCATGAACCTGTCCTTTCGGTAACGAGGTTGATCTGCACGAAGTGCGAGCCGGATGTTTGGATATGTGTACCTTCCTTTCTCTATCTCCAATCATACGATAATTATATTACAGACTGTTTTAGAAATCAAGGGGAAAATTGACCCGCTATACGTTGGGACCTGAAGACATGGCGACTCGGTAGCCCTCCATGAAAGCTTTGGCTAGTTTGACAGCTGCGTGTGCAGCAATGTAGAGCTCGTCAGCAGAACAGAGCTCGTTCGGTGGGTCGCATATAACTACAATTGTCCACTGCTTACGAGGAGTAGTGCGGATTGTACAGACTCGGCTGTTGCTAGTAGTCATAGTCTGAGAAGTCTTGGTCATCTGGATCCTCCGGAGGTTCTGGTTGCGATGTTGGAGGCTCGTCGTCAGGAAGGGTGATGCCCATGTTGAGTAGACCGGCGGCGGACTTCGCTTCGAGGCGACGGATGTCATCCGGCCACTCTTCGGGGTGGAACGGGTTTGCGTTGGCGACCTGCTTCGCTTTATCGTAAGATGTGCCAAGGTCCAGAGCGACTTTGTTGAAGTAGGGGATACTACCCTCGGCGTCGAACTTTCCCTCGTCTCGCATCTGCGCACGAACGATGCGGAGCAGCTCGACGCGTTCGCGTATCTCCGCCATACACTCCTCAAACGACTTACCGGAGGCTCTGCTGAGTTCTTGGGCTGTTTCCTCCTCCTTTCGAGCGGCGTGGTATTTTTGCATGTAGAGTCGTTGTTTGTCTCGGTTCTTCTCTCTCCACTTCTTCCAGTACTCCTTCGTCCCAACCTTTACGTTTGGACCGAACTGTGATGTTCCCTTAGCCGGCATTGTGATACCTCCTTCTTAATAGCTCTACAGTTATTATACTTGAAAATGAACAAAAAATCAACCGGGTAGTCAGGCAGACGAGTTTGGGTGTACCGGCTCAGGCGGCGCACCGCGACGGCTCTTTGTGGATTTGGATGTAAGGAGTTAGATGTTGTGCCGCAATAATTACTATATATATAAGGAGGGGGGTCAATATATATATATACCTATTATAGTATACCTTGATATTGTTATTCTCATTAAGCATTAGGCATTCGGCAAGAACAAAGAACATGCAGAAACAAATCAACAAATAGGCATTCTCACGAACGTTCAGCAATTCGCGGTGCGCCGCGGCGGCAGTAACGAACGTTCAGCGGGCTTCGCCGCCTGACGGCGGGAGGGCTCCCGTAGGAGCCCTCCCTGGAGTTTACATCATGCTGCGGGGAATGTACCAGGCGTCGCTGGTGTAATGCTCTTCGAGGTAGGTGATGACCTTCAGCAGGTTCGGCGATTCGCGGAAGATCTCGCGTTGCTTCTCCCAGCCGTGGCCGAGAGCTAACGCGAGTCCGATGCTGTCGTACCACCCGTAAAGGTAGTGTTCGGCGTCAGACGGCTCACCGAACTCCGCGCGTAGTTCGTCGTCGATTGCCGAGAACTTACTGTTTTCCGTAGCACCTTTCCTCCGGAGTGTGAAGCAATTCGGCATTGTCCCGTCCTTTCGGATCGAGTTGCGGGAGGCGGTACGCAGCCGCCTCCCTAGGTTACCGCACTACGCCTTCTTGATGAGCCGCGGCTCCGCCGCCTTCGCAGCCTTCTCCTTCATCTCCGCTTCAGCCTTCGCCTTGGCTTCGGCGAGGAGCTGCTTGTAGCGCGGATCTTCCCGCGCCATCTTGTTCACCTCCTGCTTCGTCGCGTTGTACGTCTTCCGGAACTCGCGGTTCGCCGCGAACTGGCTCAGCCAGCTGAGCACCGTCTCGGTACCGAGTTCCTTCACCGCCGACTCGACCGACTGCCACCGCAACACAACCTGCTTCGCCATAACGAACCTCCTTGGCGTCGCTACGCGGAATGCGTAACGATGTAAGCTCTATCTCAAGCTTACACCTATATTATACTTCCGTTTAAGATTGAAAGCAACAGGAAAATTCAACTGCACTCCGGCGAAGCGCGCCGCCGGCGAAGCCGACGAACGTTCAGCGGAGGGGGCTTCGGCACGAAGAAAAGGGCCTTCGGGCCCCTTTCTTCCTACGCCGACTGCTTCGCGAGCTTGGCCTCAACCTTCCGCTTCGCGGCCTCCTTCAACGCCTTGAGCCGCGGATCGTTCCGCACCTCACGGTTGAGTTCGTTCTTGATGGCGTTGTACTTCTTGCGGTAGGCGTCGTTCTCGATCCGCTGCTCGATCCAGTGGACGATACGCTCCTCACCGTGCGCCTTCACGAACGCCGCCAACTTCTCTGTGTTGCTCGCCATAACGAACCTCCTTGTTCCGGATACAGCGGAATGCTGTATCGAACAAAAAATATTATACTACAGGCGCGAAGCGCAAAGCACTTTATATCGTAAAGGGGAATCATTCCCATTTTTGAGGGTCGTAACGTCTGAAATGAACGTCCGGCGAAGCCGGCCCCCACGTCCGGACCGGCCGCGCGGGGGGCCGGGGTAGTCCAGTCTTCTATTTGGAGGGGGTTTCGCATCCGAACTTGAACTGAGACGGAGCTTTTCAAACGCGAAATAGGGTATAATATCCCCAGTCTAGAGGAAACCTTGTATGGCCGCGCACTTGCTCTGGTTTCGGAAGTGGGTACTCTATAAAACGTTCAGGAACGCGGTCCTCGACGTCTACGGAGGAGTCTGCCGCGTTTGTGGCGAAGCGGATAAGACTAAGCTAGTCCTTCACCACGTCTACGGCGACGGCGAAGCAGATCGACGTGGATGGCGAGGGATGAGAAACATGGGAGGTCATCCAGGAATGAAGCACTTAGCTTCAAAGTGCTTCCCACCTGGACGCTGCGTCCTTTGCTACGGGTGCCACGGCTTGATACACCGAACCGGCCGGAACCTCAAACCCCTCTTCGCGATGATCCCCAAGATACAAGAGAAGGAAGCCGCGATCCTTAAGGAAGCCGGTATCCGTGCCATCTGAACCGTTTCCTCACCCGGTCCGAACCGAGTGGAAAATACTCGCGTTGCTCCGCCGAGATAATCCAGGGATCACCTACGCCGAGCTCGGTCGCCAGCTCGGCGTCTCTCACCTCACCATAATGCATTGGACGCGGAAGCCGCTGTACCAGTCCTACGAGAATTGGCTCATCAACGCGACGTACGACAACACCCCGCTCGCGTTGAAGCGGACTCGCGCTGAGGTGAAGTATCAACTGGATGAGTTTGCCGAGGAGATGCTGGAGCGGCTCCGTGACATTGTCGAAACGTCGGGCGACGAGCGCTTGATCGCCCAGATAGGGTTCGACGTGCTAGACCGAGCAGGCTACAGCGAACCGAAGAGGGATGCGAACAGACCAATTAACGTCGTGTTAACGACGGAACTGCTTGCACAACTAGCCCGCCGGGCGCAAGAGGCAGTTGCAGCACCCGACTTAATCGAGGCGACGCCGGACTGTATTGATGTACCGAAGGTAAGCCATGCCTAGTATTGACCGCCTACAAGCTCTTGACGTGTATGGTAATCTTATGCCCTTTCCATCTGAGCTACTGAAGCAGGCCACGCTATCGCTGTCGGGAGCTGCGATCCATGCGGCGGTACAGGCTTGGCAGAATCCTGAGCAGGTTCCGATCATCATAACGAGGGTCATCCTAGACCTTACAACCGTCGCAACGGCCGCGGCGACACTGGACATCGGTACGACGGCGACCAGCGCGACGACGCTTAGCGATAACCTCATCGACGGACCTGATGTACACACCGCTGCAGGCCTATTCGACAACATAAACGACGCTGGGACGAATGGCCTAGCTAAGGTCAAGCTAGCTGTGGGGAAGTGGCTAACTGTCGCGGAGGCGTCGGGCAACGCGACAGGCCTCGTCGGTACACTATACATCCACTACGTCCTCGCCGGTTAAGCTACACAGGGCGCGTTGTGGACATAATCGAGACGAAGGCACGCGAGGCGAAGTTCGACCTGCTCGGGGTCGCCTTACCAACCGACTCGGTCGCAGATCAGGTTTATGAGACGACGCGACTGAACGGCCGGCGAAGCCTGTACTTCTTCGCCAGCGCGATTTGCGGCTTCGACAAGCTTCAGCAACAGCCCCACCTAGAGCTGTGTTCCTTCGTCCAACGGATACCAAAACAACGGAAGGTCCTACTCATTCCTCGGGACTGTTATAAGAGTACAACTTGCTCTAAGGCCCTTCCCCTCTGGATCCTTATCCAGGAACTGTTCCTCGGCCTGCCTGGCCCCGAACACCGTGTCCTACTAAGTAGCTTCAGCTCGATGAATGCGAGTAAGCATGTTAAGGCTATTCGGCATATCATCGAGCGGAACACGCTCTTCCAGTGGCTGTACCCCGAGATCATACCGGACTTCAGCCGAACGACGTGGACTGACAGTAACCTGCTATTCCCCCGAAACGGTACATATGGTGAGGATACAATTGAGTCGGCAGGTGTCGATACACACCTCGTATCGAGGCACTATACCGTCCAGATAAAGGATGACCTCGAAGATGAGAAGGCGATGCAGTCACCAACCATACGTCAGAAGGTGTACGACTGGTATAAGGCGAGTGAGCCGTTGTTCGTCGATGAGCGTTCGGCCTTCGACCTGCTCGTGGGCACGAGATGGGGGCACGACGATCTATACGCCCAGATAATGGAGCATGAGGCTGAGACCTACGAAGTATTGTGCAGGCCACTACATTGGACTCGGGACGACTTGGAACAGGACCTGCGCTCTGCTCGTGAAGCAGGTCGAAGGCCTATCTACGACATGGACCCGGATAAGCTAGCCCCTGATCCATCGCGAACGTACTTCTTCTTCCCCAACCTCTTCCCTGAGGAGTCGTGCAAGCGGATTAAGGCGAAGCAGGGTACGTTCATGTACAGCATGCTGTACTTGAACAACCCGAAGGACCCCGCCCTCGCCGAGTTTAAGGAGCGCGATTTCCGCTACTTCACCTTCGACACACACGGCAACCTCATCCTTGATTTAGGGGATGGGCAGCATGAAACGGTAATCTTCGACACGCTAAAGCGGGTTCTGTTTTGGGACCCCGCTATGAGTAGTGCCGAGCAGGTTAAAAACGCGCGAAATGCGATGGTTGCTGCGGCAGAGGACAGTGACGGGCGTATTTTCGTGCTGGACGCTTACGCTGAGCGGACAAACCCCACCTTCCTCTATGCAAAGTTCATTGGCTTGCACCGGAGGTATCAGATTTCGCGGTGCGCTATAGAGGACGTGGCATTTCAACGGGTGTTGAAGTTCCCGTTGTATAAGGCGCAGATGGAGTTGGGATACAAATTCCCTGTGTTGGAGCAGAGACCGATCGGCGATAAGGACACGCGGATTCGTAGCCTGATACCCTACACTGAGTCGCATTTACTATTCATGCGACGCGGGTTGAAAGACCTTGCGGAGGAGATGAGAGGCTTCCCACTATTCCCAACGAAGGATTTAGTGGACGCCCTAGCTGCGTGTGTGCCGTTATTTGGCCTGCGTAGCCCCATATCTGCGTTGGATCAGTACAGGCGGGACGCAGTAGCGCAACGTGCGAACGCAACGCGAAGTAAGCTAACAGGGTACTGAGATGTTTGCTGGTTTTCTCTGGTTCGGTAAGAAGAAGGAACCGGTTCCTGCGTCGCCCCTAGCCCAGATTATGAGTCGTAGGCATGATGAAGAGGTACAGAAAGCGGTTTCGGTCCTGCCTCCCGGTTCGCTGCACATCGCGATGAGCCTCGTTGCCGAAGCGGCGAACAAGTTCTTAAACGATGAGAAGCGTAGGGAGTGGGCCGTTGGGCAGCTGAAGCAAACGTTTCCCGGGTGGATGGCTAGGCTGTTAGTAGAGTTAGCGGTCGCGTTGCTGAAGAAGGAAGCGGGGCAGGCATGAAACGGAAGGAGGCGGAGCATGGCGAGGGGAAAGACGAACAAGATGCGGGGCAAGGCAAAGACTGGGAAAAAAGGAATGAAAGGGAAATCCAAAGCCAAAGGCCGCGGGTACTGACGGGAGGACGACATGAAAAGCGGAAAGGGGATAGTCCTCGTAGGGCAGCGCAAAACGCGAGCGGTCGCGAAGCCGACGCGCAACGCGAGTCCGGGCAGTCTGGACGGCGGTCAACGCATGGGTTGGCCAACCAAACCGGAGGAAGAGAACCCAAGGAGCCGGCTGCGCAGCTCAAATCCAGCGCCGAGCATGGCAGGCAGGGGCGGAACCCTCCACGACGCTTCAAGACTGAAAGTATCCTGAACACTGCTCGCTTAGGTAACAGATTGCGACCGAAGCCCGAGGCTCGTTGATGGCCTTTCCAGCTGCTCCACCTACGCCGTTCGCCCCGGCCGCAGGCCTCGCAGGCCCAGCAGGCCCAGTCGCGAATGTACTGCAACCGCAGCCTCTTGAGCTGGATGAACAGGGTGAAGCGGAGCTAAGAGAGGTCGTTCACCGCGAGTTGCAAGCCGCAGTGGAGGCTCATGCTCAGAGGCAGAAGTTTCTGGCGAGGTTGCTCAAGGCGTATAAAGCCTTGCCTGAGTATGAGGTAAAGAACTTCCCGTGGCCTAACGCGTCGAATATCGTGGTACCGATCGTCGCGATTAGCGTGGATACGGTCGCGGCGCGGCTGCAGAGGGCGGTGTTAGGGGCGAAGGATCCGGTCGAGGCGCATGTACAGACGAAGACGCCCTACATCATACAAGTTCCGCCCGCACCGGAAGAGGGCGTACAAGGCGGGGCCCAGGAGCTGGACGACAAACTACTAAGGGATTGGTGTGCGTGGTTCCTTCGCGAGTCGGGTGGCCGGGACCGTTTGCGTACGGTTTTCGCGGATATGCCGCTTTACGGCGACGCTTTCGCGTCGCTCAACTGGGTTGAAGAGGAGAGGGTGTATCACGCGTATGATGATACGGGTGCAGTGGTTGAGTTGAAAGTCCCTGCGTACACTGGGGTACGCTGGAGTGTCGCTGCGCCAAGTGATGTGTTCTGGCCTACCGGTTATGACGAGTGGCAACAGCTACCCTGGTTCGCGTTGCGCCTCCGATACAGCTTACCTGAGTTGATGGACTTGGTTGAGAAGGGGGTGTTCCAACGTGAGGATGTGGATCAACTGAAACCGAGTATGAGGGAGGATGCACGGCGCCTGACATCAAAGCGAAGTGAGCATGTTACAGACATGCCACAGGAACCCTACACCCTGTACGAGATAAGGGGCAGGTTCGAGATACCTCCGGCTGAGGGCCAGACAACTGACGGGGCCGTCCCGGTCTTTGAGGAGGTTGTGCTGACGTATAGTTTGGATAAGAATATCTTCCTGAGGAAGATATACAACCCGTATTTCGGTAAGGCGCGACATTTTGTTAAGGTACCCTACCTCGTCCAGCCGCATGAGTTAGTTGGTATGGGTGTCGCTGAGATGTCCATTCCCTTCCAGGAGGAGGCCACGACATCTCATAACCAGGTGATTGACGCGGCTACGGCGGCGAATGCGGGCATAACCGTTCTATCGTCTAATGTACAGATTGGACCGAATGAGGAAATTTACCCGGGTAAGACTGTGGTGACGGATGGGAGCGCAAAGGATGATATAAACATAGTCCATCTGAGTGAACCTTCGCAAGTCCTTGGTGCGGTTGAGGAGAAGGCTTTCTTCATGAACGAGAAGCGGACGGGCGTTTCTGTGTACAATTTGGGTATGGAATCACCTACCGTAGGCAGCCGCGCCACCGCGACAGGCACGACCGCGTTGATAAATGAGGGGAATCAGAGGTTTTGGGTTAGCATTGATGATATGCGCAGTGCGATTGAGGAACTGTTGTACCTCACGATCCAGCTTGAGCAGCAGATGCGCCCAGAGGGCTTCTTCTTCGAACGCGGACGCTACATCCAGTTTCCGCCTGGCGACCCGAGGCAGAGTATCGCGCTGCGCCTGAACGTCAGTTCGGAGTCGGTTAACAGGGATATCGAAGTTCAGCAGATGCAGCTGCTGATGCAGGTCGTGAACGACTACTACATGCGCCTCAATCAGGCAATGATGCTCATCGCGAACCCTCAGTTCCCGCCGCAAGCGAAGCTGATGGCTGCGCAGACGATGGAAGCCTCAAGTAGGTTGGTGAAGAAGTTTGTCGAGCGGTTCGATGTGGAGGATTTGGACGCGGTCGTACCGAGCGTGGTACAGACCCTTCAAATGATGTCGCAGATGATGTCAATGGCTGGAGGCCAGGGTGGACAACCAACAGTTGCAGCAGCTCCCACAGGCGGACCAGCAGCGCCTACTCAAGGTATTCGAGGAGGACCTCCGCAGGCATTCGGCCCGCCTCAGGGAGGCGGACGACCATTTTGAGGTGCTCCGCGTGCAGGGTGTAGTAAGGTACCTCCACAACGCGATAACACAGATTACCCGCGCAGCGAGTAAGTCGGCGGACGCGATAGATAAGGACGCGCTGAAGAGAGCGTCAGTTTACTAAGCCTGAGGTGGCGAATGCCCGCAAAACTCGAGTTGGATGCGAACGGCGTTGTTACGACGCCTGGTAGGTTTCAAGGCAGGCACATTGATGAGGTGTACAACTACTTAGAGGGTCTAGAAGCGGCTGTAACGCAACAGGTAACGACTGCTGCAGAACCGCAGGCTGCGCAACCGCCGCAAGTTGCGCAGCCACAAGTGGGGCAGCAGCCAAGTCAGCAACCACAGGCCCAACCGGGGACGGCGCCTCAACCGCCTGGGTCGACGGACGCTGCCTCGCGATTGGCTGCTGCCTCTCAACGTAGGATGGACCCGCTACAGGCGATGACTCTGCAGCGCCTTGAGCAGGATGATGAGGAGGCGTTTGCTGCGCAGGTTTCGGATTATGAGGTGTACCGGGAACAGATAAATAAGGTGAAGGGTACGCTCGCGCCCGAAATCCGGGCGCAACGCAACCTGCACCGTACACTGTACATCAACGTGAAGTCGAATGACGAACGGATCCGGCAGAGGCTTTATGAACCGTTACCCGCTGCAGAGGGCGGTGACGAAACTGCGCCAGTTACGCAGACTGCACAACCGGCTGCAGCTGGACAGTCGACACAGCAGCCTCAGACTGGCGCAGCAACTCGCGTTGGGCCACAGGCCGCTCCACCCATGGCTCGACCAACCCCCGCCTCTCGCGCGGCGCAGCCTCCACCGAAGAAGGCCAAACTCATCGCGACGGATAAGGTCAGAGCGTTTTGTCGGCAGACGGGACAGAACGTCGACGAGTACCTCCTGCGGCTCGAAGCGAATGGCGTGACGCAGAGCGAGATGGACAACGCGGGCCAGTTGGGTCGGACAGCGGAACAGCGGACTCATGTGTACGATAGGAAGAGGGCAGGGGCATGACTCTCGACTGGATCGTCGGCTTCTACGAAGGCGAGGGTTGCTGTACTCTACTACGCGGAGGCGCTGAGCTTCATCGTCTTCGAGTTTGTATTGTACAGAAGGAAGAGGGTGTACTATACAAAATACAAGACTTCCTTCGTAGGGAGTACAATATTGACGGTTTGATCTGTCCCACTGGGGATTGCTGGCAGTACTACATTCAAAGGCAGCAACACGCGATAGCGTTTCTGAACCTCATTCGGGATAGAATACAGAGTGAGAAGAAGGGGACGCAGATCGATACCGTCTTCCGTGAGTACGTAGTACAAAGGAAGTTGAGCCCTCCAAAGACTGTAGGTGGAACGAAGAAGTTCGTTCCGAAGGTGGTTGCATGAGTACAGAAACACGTGGACAGCGTCCTGATAGGCTGTTTGTGCCAGATAAGGATCCATCTTACGTCTATCGCTGGCTGAATTGCAACCAAGGTCCTCATGGGGATCAAAACCTCTACTTGGCGCAGTGGGAGGGGTGGGAACCTGCCCCGATGGACCCTGCGAAACTGCCACCCGGCGTCCTCGCCACCGTAGGGCAGGAGCTGTCAAATCCAGGTGGCACGACTCTCCATCGTCGCGGCGATTTGGCGCTATACCGGATGAAGCGTGAGGTGTGGGAACGCACAGTTCACGCGGAGACGGAAGCGGCTCGCCAGCGTCAAGAAACGACGCTCGATACGATGGTCTTGCAGGCTCAGGAGAATGCCGCAAGAGCCTTGCGCAGTCGAGGGCAGACTCGCATACCCTCGAACCTTGTCTTCCGCGAGAATATTGAGGATAATCCGTAACATATGTGGGGCGAAGCCCCACCGGAGGCGATATGGCAACACAAGCGAAGATTGCCATCCGCGCTGTGAGGACCCTTTCCGGTTCACCGATCCCGAAGGTCGCGGTGCCGGAGAAGGCTTCTCAGACGTTTGTGAAAGGGGCCCTCTGCTTCGTTGACTCTACAGGGTATAATGTGGAGTGCGGAGCGGACCCTGCCCTGATCTTAGGCGTCGCGACGACGGATGCGAGTAACAGTGGGTCAAGCGGGACGGTGATCGATGTGTTGGAACTGGCACATCCAAGCACGCTGTTTCGAGGTTACTTCGACACGAGTGCAAGTGAGGGTACGGGTACCGACGCTCAGACCGATTTGATGAAGGGTTACGGCGTCGTGAAGGCTGCCGCGGGGGGTTTTTGGTTCGTCGACAAGGCGGAAACCACCGCGAAGCGGGTTGTGATTTGGGAGTTCTGGGGCGAACCGGGATTCGCTGTGGGTGACACACGCCCGCACATCATCTTCGGCTTCACCTTCGCGTTCTTCCAAGGCAACGTAGGGACATAGGGAGGAGACTAGCATGGCAACAACAACTGGTGGGTTTGCCTCGCTTCTCGCCCCAGGCCTCTTCGACGTGCTGTTTAACGAGATTGATCACCAACCCAATCAGTGGGTTCCGGTGTTCAACATCTACGACAGCGTGAGACAGTATGAAGAGGAGCTGAAGGTCGCGGGCCTTGGAGCGATGGTTGCGAAGCCTGAGGGGACGAACGTAACGTTCGACGACCCTCTGATCAGTGGGAAGGTACGGTACACTCATTCGTCGTATGGCCTCGGCTTCCGTGTAACGCGGGAGATGTACGACGACGACCTGTACGACGTGATGAATGAGATGTCGGCCGAGCTGGGCCGCGCTGCTGCGTATAAGGTCGAGATTGACGCCTGGTCTGTGTTGAACAACGCGTTCTCGTCCAGTTTTACCGGCATCGACGGACTCGCGTTGTGCCACACCGCACATACTCGGTTGGACGGCGGCACCACGATAGGGAATCGGCCGAGCACCGACGCGGACTTCAGCTTCACGTCGTATCAGCCTGCG